CATGTGGCCCACGTTTGAGAAAAACCAAAATGATGTAACAGAGAACATGCGCGAAGTAGTTAACGACCTAATGGCAGCCGTTGGCAAGCGAGTAATCTGATGGGCATTTTAATCCCGATTATTTCAGAGTTTGACAGCAAGGGCATTGACAAAGCAGTTAAAGAGTTTAATTCGCTAGAGGGTGCTGGCGCTAAAGCAGGTTTTGCAATACAAAAAGCGGCGTTGCCTGCAGCTGCAGCAATCGCAGGCCTAGCAGCCGGGTTAGGTATGGCAACTAAGGCCGCTATGGAAGATGCAGCCGCGCAAGAACATTTAGCAGGTGTAATTACACGGTCAACGCTTGACGCAACGCAAGACGCAATAGACGTTAACGAAAAGTTTATTAGCAGCCTTAGCCGGGCTACTGCAACCGCTGATGACGAGTTAAGGCCTGCATTGGCAACGTTGGTGCAATCGACAGGTGATTTAACGTTTAGCCAAGAATTATTGCAACAGGCGTTAGACATTTCTAAAAGCACAAATAGCGATTTGGGGTCAACCGTTGACGCATTGAGCAAGGCTTACAACGGCAACATGAAAGGCCTTAAAGCCTTAGACGCGTCATTAATACCGCTAATTGCAGACGGCATGTCGTTTGATGAGGTAATGGAAGCATTGGCAGCAACTACTGGCGGTGCGGCTGCAGACGCAGCCAACACGGCTGCCGGGCGCATGGCAAACCTAAAAATACAAATGGATGAAACTAAAGAGAGTATCGGCGCGGCTTTGTTGCCTGTGGTGCAAAAATTGTTAGATCTGTTGTTGCCGTTGTCGTTTTGGGCGCAAGAAAACACAGGGCTGTTCTTAGGGTTTGCTGCTGCAATCGGCGGCCTTAGTGCTGCAATTCTTATTGTTAACACAGCGCTAAAAGTTTATCAAGCAACATTAGTAATAGTTACAGCGGCGCAAGCGTTGTTTAATTTTGTGTTAAGTGCTAACCCAATCGGTTTAGCAGCCGTCGCCATTGCCGCGCTAGTAGCAGCTTTTGTTATTTTAGAGACACGTTTTGGGGCAGTTACTGACGCACTAAAAATAGTTGGCGCTGTTTTTGATTTCTTTTTAATTAACCCAATAAAAATACTGTTGGGGCTAATAGGCCAACTGGTAAGCGCGTTAGGCAAAATACCCGGTTTAGGGTCATTGGGCGGTTTTGTTAGTGGCGCAATTAAAGGCATACCCGGCCTTGCAGATGGCGGCATTGTGACTGGCCCAACGCTTGCCATGATTGGCGAGGCAGGGCCAGAGGCTGTCATTCCGCTTAATCGACTAGGCGGCGGCGGCGGTGGCATAACCGTAAACGTCATGGGCGGCCTAGCAACCAGCGCCGAAATAGGGCAGGCTGTAGTCAACGCAATTAGGGCTTACAACCGATCTGCAGGCCCGGCAAACATAGCGGTTGCCTAATGCCCGGCACAGCGGTAATACAGGCAGGCAATTACGAGCTGCTTATTGACACAGGTTTTTTGCAAGACGCGTTTATTTTAGATGACAGCACGGCAGGCGTATTAAATAACACAAAGTACGTTTTAGACGGCACAACCCAATTTGCTGACGTTACAGACGGTGTACTTAACGTAAACGTTAAACGAGGTCGACAAGACGTGGGCGATCAATTTAGCGCTGGCACAATGACGTTTACCCTTAATGACACGTTGGCTGACGGTGTGTTTAACCCGTTTGATACACAAAGCCCGTATTACGACACGGCGCTTAGTCAACCGGGTTTAGCGCCTATGCGTGAGGTACGGCTAAACCGTTATGACGCGCTGAACGTTGCAGAGCCGCTGTTCGTTGGGTACATAGTTAATTATGATTACGCATTTACGTTGGGCGGCCTTAACACCGTTTCGGTGTATTGCGCCGATCAGTTTTATCTATTGGCTCAAACCTTTTTAGACGAATTAAACGTGACAGCGCAACAGCCGGGCGCACGCATAGCCACCGTGCTAGCCCTGCCAGAAGTTGATTACACGGAAACTACAAACCTTGCCACAGGCACAGTAGACCTAGGCCATGCAGCTGCATACACCGTGCCTGCAGGTACAAACGTGTTGGCGTACCTGTCGCAGATTAATGACACAGCCGAATTTGGGCGGCTTTTTATGTCGCGTGACGGCGTACTAACCTTCCAAAACAGGATAGGTAACACGCTTAGCGCGCCCGTAGTCGACTTCCATGATGACGGCACAAACACCCCGTATGACACGGTTGGCATAACTTTTGAGGCAGATCAGGTAGTTAACCGGGCGGTAGTAACGGCCTTAGATAACAAGACGGCTACTGACAGCGACCCAGCCAGCATTGCGACCTACTTTACGCAGACAACCAGCATTACTAACAGCCTGTTGCATGTGCAAGGGCAGATAGATGACGCGGCGGCCTACCTGCTTAATGGTGAGCCTGAGGCACGGTACACAAACATTGGCACGTATTTTGCAAGCCTGTCTACGGCTCAGCGTGACGCGGTAGCCATAGTTGACATTGGCGACACGATTACCATAGAAAAGACGTTTACGGCTGGCACAGGCACTAGCCAACTAGCCCAAGAGCTGTCGGTAGAGGGTGTTGAGCATGCCATAGATTTTGGCAGCGGTCACCGGGTCACATTCTTTACAGCCCCAACCACCATTGTCTACGAGCTGATTTTAGATGACGTAACCTATGGCATTATTGACGCTGAAAATGTCCTAGGCTGATCGTATGGGCGCTAACGCACAGACAACCGTACCTACGTTTACCGCTGGTCAGGTATTGACAGCGGCGCAGCTCAATAACAGCGCCCGTACTGGCGTGCCTGTGTTTGCTGGTACTACTGAACGTGATGCAGCGTTTGGTGGTGCTGGTGAAAAAACGTTGGCTGAGGGCCAGTTGTGTTATTTGGAGTCAACAAACAAAGTGCAGTACTACGACGGTGCCGCGTGGGCTAACCTAGGTAGCGTGACCGAAGTAGCAGCATTTACCGCGTCAGGTACTTTTACGGTGCCTGCCGGGGTGACCTATGCGATCGCGCACATTCGCGGCGGTGGCGGCGGTGTAGGTGACAGCGTTGGCGGCGCGGGCGGTACTTCGTCGGTGGCGTTTGCAGGTGGCACAATTAGCGCAACGGGCGGCAATGGCGGCGGCACAAGTGCGACCTCTACGTCTGTAGCAGGTGCAACTAACAGCGGTCAGGGTGCGTTTGCGCGCGGAACAAGCACAGCAGGATTTCAGCAAAAGGCAGGTGATGGTGCTTACATTGTTGCTGGTGGCGCAGTCACACCAGCCGCAAGCATTACGGTCACAGTCGGCGCAGGCGGTACGGCAGGCACAAACGGCGGCGCGGCAGGCGGCAGCGGTTACGTCTGGATTACTTATCAGGTCTAGCCATGAGTGAACGCACAGTAGCAATCGTTAGCCCTAACGTCACCAACGGCGTAGTAGTTAATTGCGAAGTAGTCGCACCCGACTGGGTTAATGATGACCCGGCGCACCTAATCGAGTACACGCCAGAAAACCCAGCAGCAATTGGTTGGGCCGTCATAAACGGTGTTGTGCAAGTACCACCACCAGAGCCCGACGAGGCGTAGTGAAGTGGCTGGCAATCGCAGCACTCATTACCTTGACAGCGTGCGAAACAACACGCAGCAACAACGGCAAACCAAACACACGCCCAACGTATTGCACACCAGTAGATCGTTGCTGAAATGAAAGAGCGCTTTACACCTGAACAATTACATGCACGAATGGTTGCAACCGTAGGCGTACTACTTGGCGTTGTGTTTGCCGTAGTCGTAATCGGTTTTGTGTACGGCCTGCTATTCGTGTCGCAACCTATGGAACAGGCACCTAACGACAAAGAATTTATTAGCCTTATGGCAACCATTGTCACGTTTCTGTCTGGCACATTGGCAGGCATAGTTGCCAGCAACGGCATGAAAGACAAACCTAAATAGTGGCTAAGCCGTACACAGTTAACACAGCGCCCGTAGTTGACGCAGCTCTACCTGGCATGACCGAATGGGTTAACTGTGCGACAAAGTACAGCGGCGGCGCATTATGGAACAACGGCACACACCAAAAAAGAGACATTCGCGGCAAGCCCGGTCAGGTCAGCAACCATGCACGCGGCCTAGCAGCCGATCTGTCTTACAGGTTTATGCCAGCCAGTAAACGTGGCGTATCAAACGGGCGTGTGCGCTCGCTGGAATTTATGAAACAAGTGTTAGCCAACTATGACGTGCTAGGCGTACAGCTGGTAATTGACTATTGGCCTGAGCCGTTTGGTAGGTCGTGGCGCTGTGATCGTGCTGTTGACGGCGTACACGCATTGCCTAACCATGCTGAGGCATGGCGTAAGGCCGCCATGAAAACGTTTACAGGTGCGCCTAGTGGCGATTGGTGGCACGTCGAGATAGCACCAGAGC